GTGGCGCTCACGGACACCGCGGCCAGGCAGGCCAAGCCCCGGGAAAAGGGCTACACCCTTGCGGACTCGCTCGGGCTCACGCTGTACATCGCCGACACCGGCGTAAAGAGCTGGCACTTCAGGTTCACTTGGCTAGGCAAGCAGGCCAGGATTTCGCTTGGGACTTATCCAGAGATCGGATTGAAGGAGGCGCGTGCGCGGAGGGATGAGGCGCGCGAAGAGGTTGCGCAGGGGATAGACCCGCGCGAATCAAGGAGGACGAAGAAGACAGAGCGCTTGGGCGCCCAGGAGAGGACATTCCGCCGCGTCTATGACGAATGGCTGGAATTCAGGAAGGGAAGCCTGACCGAATCGACGGTCAAGATCATTTCGAATGCGATGGAGCTGGATGTACTACCGGCCTTCGGCCTGCGCCAGATCGATTCCATCAAGCGATCCGACGTGATCACGCTCATTCGCCGGATTGAGCGCCGCGGATCGGTCACCACAGCAGTCAAGACGAGGCAGTGGATGGGCCAGGTGTTCCGGTATGCAATCGCCACGGGCATGATCGAGAACAACCCCACGGCGGAAATGCACACTGTCACCGAGAAGATGGCGCCGCACAAACACCGTCCGTTCATGGCCTTCTCCGAGATGCCCACCATCATCAAGGCCATCGAGGACAGCCAGTCAGGTTTGCAGCTGCAGTGCGCCACCAAGCTGCTGATCCTCACGGCATGCCGACCAGCTGAGGTGCGCAAGGCCGAATGGGCGGAGATCGACCTAGACACGGCGACCTGGTCCATCCCTGCCAGCAAGATGAAGATGCGCCGCGAGCACGTAGTGCCGCTGTCGCGCCAGGCGGTGGATATCCTGCGCTCAATGCTGCCGATCTCTGGGGGGATGAAATACGTGTTCCCGAACCGTTCCGATGCTGTGCGCCCGATCGGCATCAACTACGCGGTCAACCTGCTCGACCGGTGCGGGTATACAGGCCGACAGTCTCCCCACGGTTTCCGACACCTGTTTTCCACGGAAATGAACAGCCGCGGCTACAACAAGGATTGGATCGAGCGGCAGCTTGCCCATGCCGACAGCAGCGCGATCCGGGACGTGTACAACCACGCCACCTATATAGAGCAGCGCCGCGAGATGATGCAGACCTGGGCTGACATGGTTCTGCCGCCAAAAGGCTAGTTCGTCGCCAGGATCATTCGTGCTCCTGGAGCGCCCACATCCTGGCCGCCTCGGCAAGCTCGAGCATGTCGACCAGATCGCCGTCGTCCACATCCCGCCGCCGGCGAGCGGCATAAGCCATCTCACTGAGCACGGCCGCACGTCCGTCAGGATCGGTTACCAGGGCAACCTGATCGCCCAGCTCGGCCAGCCAAGCCTGCGGCAGATTAGTTGCCATAATCACCCACCGCCCTGCACCACCACGACTGCGCGTACAGCACGCCGTCGATCTCCTCCACGCCGTTGATGTTCATCCCGAGCTGGGCCATGCCGTTGACTTTGGCGTCGTGAAGGCGCGGGATGATGTCGGGTCCGGGCGTCGGATTGAACACCCAGGCCTGGGTGGCCACCCTGCCTAGAATTTCGCTGTGGTGGTCGCCTATGTGGATGTCAGCACGCAGCGCGCGGACCTTGGTGAGCTGATTGGAAGGGATGGCCACGCCATTCACGCGGCGGCGAACGAGTAGGAAATACATGCGGCACCGATACTGTACAAAAACACAGTATCGTATAGATGGCCCAGCCTGCGGGCAATTGCCGATCAGCGGGTTAGTGCAGTGGTGGCAATTCCTTGCCGCGCGCCTTGGCGATCACCCGAAGCTGGTAATCGGACACGACCTGGAACAGCGACTCCGCCAGGAGGCGCAGGCGCTCGACCTCTTCTGCCGGCGCGCCTCGATCCTGAGCTTGGTGATATTCGCGCATAGCGTCGACAGCCTGCTGAATTAGCGGCTCACCGGCCTCGACCATTCCAATGAAGGTGCGCTTGTCCAAAATGCCATACTCTGATCAGTTGATCGGCAGAGTATAGAAGGCCATCGGGTATGCATGCCGGGCCCCGGGTGACTCTCAGGGCTCGCGCTGATACTATCTCGCCACGCTAGCTTGCCACTCATAGGGACCAAGATAGCTAGAAGCCCTGGACGCCAGCATCCGGGGCTTCGTTTTTTCTGCCTACGGACCCTTCATCCGTTCAACCACAGCCTCGCACGCCAGGCCAGCTATTCGACTTCGCTCAAGCGCTGCTGCGCAGCTGCCCGCCATTCGGTCAGACTCTTCAAGCAATCCCCCAAGCACCACAACGGCAGAGGTTCCTGCCTGGCGCTGCTGGCTAGCGATGGCACCGCAGGTTGCCGCTCTGCCATTGCGCAGTCGTTCGATTTCCCCGCGCAGCCCGCCAGCAGCAGACTCAGCAGCAGCGGCCCGGCCTCGGGCCAGTTCCAGTTTCTTGCGTGCACTCTCACCCTCCTCGTCCGCCAAGGCTTGGCGGCGCTGTTCTTCGGTTCTGCTCTGAGCCGCGGCGCGCCGGTCGCGCTCGGCCACCTGCACGCGGTAGTCGGCCAGATCGCCTCGCGCTGTGCTGGCTTCGCCCTGGGCAACCACCACCCGGCACTGCTGGCCGCCGGCTACCAGCACCAGCGCGATCAGCCACCAGCACCAGGCCGGCACCGCGCCGAGCCAGTTCACACCAGCGCCCTCCGCACACCCTCGTCGATCACCTCAGGCTTGTAGGGGTTGCCGCCGTTCTCATGGACGATGATGCCCAGCACGGCCTCACGCAGCACCTGCGGCTTGGAGATGTCGATGGAGTCGCGCACCCCGGCGCGCATGAATTTCTCGATCATGATTAGAGGTACTTCAGGCCAGGTGCCAGGGTGGTGGTCAGCACGGTGCGCAGACCGTTGGTGTTGAGCAGGTCGAAGAATCCGGCGGTGAGCTTGGCCACGTCGTCTTCATATTCCCGGCTGAGCAGCGTCATGCGGTACCGCTCTTGCGGGAACGTCAGGTCCTCGGCCAGATAGCGCCGGAAAGTGATAATGAAGCGCTCGTCGGCCGCCTTGGCCTCCTCCACGACCTCCTGCACTTCGCCGGTCACGTTGTCCAGGCCCAGCACCAGGTTCTGGAATGCACTGTTGTCGTTCTTGGGCAGGGCCAGGTCCATGGCCATCGCAATGAAGGTAAGCGTGCGGCCATCCTCGGTCGTGCACAGCGGGGTAGACGCCTGGTTGCCGTTGGCAGCGTAGCGGTCGACACGACGCTGGGCGCCGTGAAGGCCAGCCCAGAACGATTCCTGGAGGAAGTCGCCGTCGATGCCCTGGGTGGTAAGGCGGATGGCGCCGGCCGAAGATGCGTTGAACTTCTCGACGTCCTGGGCCAGGGTCTCGATGGTGGTGCGTTTGAGGTATTCGTTGAACACCTTCATGTTCGAAAGGGCCATTGGGCCTCCTTATTCGCTTGCGGTCAGGCCCTTGATGGCTTCCAGGCGCTCTGCCTTGGAGCCACCGAAGTTGCCCTTCGTAGGTTTGTGCTGGCCACCGCCATTTGGAGCGCCGCCACCATTGGCGCCGGAGCTCTTCAAGATGTGGTCACGATGGGGGTACTGCGAGACGAGAGTCTCGAGCGCTTCGTTGAAGTCGGCCAGTTCGCCTGGACGGGAGCGACTGAAGACCTTCTGGCCTTGGGCGTCATAAGCGACGACCTTGCCTTCCTCGATCTTGAAGTTGCTGCCAAAGGTGGCCTGAACCATGTCAGCCGGCACAGCCATCTTCTCGGCGATGAACTGGGAACGGGCAAAGCTCCCGCCGATCTTCTCGGCATACAGCTGCTGCTCGAAGGTCTGCGCCTTGGTGTTGGCTTCGTCCAGCTGGGTCTGGAAGGCCTTGCTGATCTCGCCCTTCACCTTCTCGATCTCGCCGGCATCCACCAGCTTCTTGGCGTCGAGATTGGCGACAGTTTCCAGGGCCTTGCGCGCAGCGGCAGCATCCTCGATGCCCTCGAAGGCCTTGGCGACCTTCTCGAATCCATCGGCACGCTCGCGATGCGACTTGGCCTCGGCGTTCAGCCGGGTGATGGTGTTACGGGTGCCCACTGCGTCGAAGGCGACTTCTTTGCCGTCGTCTTCCACATAGACTGGTTTCCCGTCTTCGATCACTGCGTACTGCTTACCATCCACTTCAACAGTCTTGAGTTTCATCTCGTCTCTCTGGGCCATCCGGCCTGTTGGTGAGCCATCCGGCCCCAGGTCGCCCCGTCCATCCGAACCGCAGGCATGAAAAAGCCCCGCACTGGGCGAGGCTCTGGAATTGCGCGCCACGAAATGGCGCTTGGTGTTTTGTGGCGCGGGCTATAGCAGTCGATCCCGCAGCTCATCGAGCCTCAGGAAGTTGCCCTTGTCGTTGTAGAAGTCCTGCAGCTTCAACTTGCCCTGGCGCATCAGCTTGCCGCGCTCAGGCCCGAGGATCCGATCCTGCCTCGCTGCTGGCTGACGCTCCAGCCACTCCCCGAATGTCGTCTGCTGGGGCGACTGGCCGTCCATCAATGCCATGGCCTCGGCGTCGGTGATGCCAAGCTCTTTTGCGCTCTTAAGCACCGGCCACTTGGATGACCGGCAGCAGAAGTGCAGCCTGCCCGGGCCGGCTAGCCATGGGATCTTGTGACCGATGGGCTTGTAGGTACCCAGCGTGTAAGGCAGCCGGTCACGGATGCGGCACATGACCGTGGTCCTGCTATCCAGGATGCTGATCCACTCGACATGGCTTATGAGGACGCTGTTTGCCTCGAATACCTTGTCGCTTGCCACTTCCGCTGCGCTCGATACCGCTGAACGCACCACCGATTCGAGATCGCGGCGCGACTTCTGCAAGACGCCGTCGGCATACCGCTCTGCCCTTGTTCCCATGATTGACCGGACGATTTCAGCAGCGTGCTTGCCATCCACAACGCCTGCTCGCACAGCATCGCGGATAGAGGCCGCCCGCCCCGACTCAATGCCGGCCAGCCATTCGCTGATCAACCTGCCCTGAAATGGCAGAGCTCTCGCGGCTGACTGCACTGAACCGAAATCGGCTGATTTGACCGGGAATTGATCCTGCACTAGAGCTGGGAGCACAGCGTGAAGCGCACTGTGAACGAACGACAGCTCGTACCTGATCAGGTCGTCTGTTGATTGGGTTAAGGCCTGCCGGACTCGAGCGAAGACGGCCCGGTTGATTCCCAACACGCCGGCCAAGGCGAGCGCTACGGCTGATTCGGAGAGGTCAGGACCGATACCGTCGATCTCCTCTATCAGCGCAGCCCGCAATTCCGCATCCTGGCTGTTCAGGATCTTGATGATTTCGACGACCTGGGCATTGCTCAGGTGCGTAAGGTCGACCTCATGCCCGATCAGCTCATCCAGCAGCTTCTCGTTGGCCGTCTTCATCACAGCGTACCGAGAGCCGGGCCCTGGGCCTCAATCTTCGCGAGCTCCTCTTCCCAGTCGTATTCGTCACTGATCACACCGCGCCGCTGCATCTCGGTGAATAGCGTCTCCTTGCTGATCATGCCGGCATTAGCCATGGTGACCAGCGTAGGTAGCGACACCTCTGGCATGTAGTCGACATCGAAGTTGCCGCGCATCTCGACGGTTCCGCCGTCGCCCAGGCCGCGATAATCGGCCATGAACTGGAGCAGTTGCGCCAGGCAGTCGGCGAAGTGGTGCGCCATGCGCGCCAGCGGGGACAGCTCTTGCGCCGCCTCCTCCTCAGCCTGGGTGGCGGTCTTGGTTGCCGTTTTGTCCTGCGTCAGCAGCTTGGCCCCGGCCATGCGCATCTCGTTGATCAGGTCCTGCAGCGCGGTGCGACCCGACTCTACGGCCTGGCCGGTGTGCTCTACATACTTGAGGTCACAGTCCCTAGGCAGATCGGTCAGCTGGCCGGTGCCAACCTTGAACTCTGGAGGGATCACCTTCCCCTGGTTGTCGTACTGTGTCTGGATGCCGATGCGCACCAGGATCGGCACGCGGATGACGTGGAGGATGTTGTCCTGGTCGCTCTGGCTCTGCCAGTGCTTCACGTTCAGGTGTGCCAGCTCGATCAGCGGCGGCTTGGCAGTCATGAAGCCGGTACGGCCGGTGTAGAAGGTTACCCAAGGGATAGCGGTCAGGCTGTTGGTGCCCTCATCGTACTGCTCCCAGGTACCTCCAGCTGCGGCCTGCTTGCCCCGTACGGCCTTGGCCGACCTGCGATAGGTTCGCCATGATCCAGGTTCGAGCACGCGGATCTGCTCGACGCACTTGGCGCCGAAGTCGCCATCCTCTTCCTCGACCACCTCGATGTATCGGACCATGGTCAGGACGCCGCCCTTGGAGCGCCAGCCCAGAACCTGCTCAGGCCTCACCATCACAACGTATGGGCGCACACCGGCGGCCTGCTCATCGGCCTGGGTCTTCAGCTCGCCCGCCGGGGGATGATCGACGAAAGCATGGCACAGGCCGTGGCTCAGCCCCTCGGTGAAGAAGCCAACAGCCCAGGAATTCAGGTCGTTGCCGGCGTGATCGATGTCCGTGGTCATCTGGACAATGGCCTCTGGCACATCGTCACCAACCTGCAGCGGCTCGGCGAACACTCGGGAGGTCATGTTGCCCACGGTCTCGGAATACGCCGGCAGCAGGGTCGAGAGGCGCAGGCGCTCTTTGTAGGCCTCGTCGTCTTCGGCTGGGTACTGCGGCAGCAGGGTCTTGCCCGCCGCGCGCATCGCCATCGTTCCACCCATGAGCGGCGAGATCACGGCCCAGTAGGCGCGCATCGCGTCGACAGCGGGCAGCGTGATGCTCGGGTTATCGCTCATGGTCACATTCTCAGGGATTGGGTCGTGAAGACCGGTCGTTCAATTGGGTAGTCGTGGTGGATGAAGTAGCCGCCGGCGTCGTTCGCGTGGTCCACGCCGGATTTCTTGTCGGGCTCACCGTTGGTAGCCCACACCTGCTGCTCCAGGCCGTCTGCATAGGTCGGGCAGCGCAGCGGGTTTATCAGGTAGCGGCGTTCGCCATTCGCGTTGCAGAACATCGCGTTCATGGCGTTGATCCGGTCTTTTACCGGGGGGTTGGCCTCGGGGGCGATGACGCTGAAGCCGGCCTGCCGCAGGATGGCAATGTCCGTCTCGCTGGCATTCACCGACTTGCGCGACCCGCCCGAGGCGTCGGGGTAAATCCTGATTTCGCAGGTCTTCTCGTAGTCCCGGCCGTTGTGCCGCCAGTAGCGCTCCTTGATGCGCCGGATCATGTCCGGGGTATCGAAGCCATCGATCAGCTCATCCACGGCCCTGGGCTTTCCGTCAGGCCGCTTGACATGGACGATCGCCGCCATCTTGCCGACGTTGAAGTCCATACCGATGAACAGGGGTTCTCCAGGCTCCACGGTGTCGAAGCAGGAGTTCAGCTTCCGGTCGTAGGCGTGGTAGATCGAGCCGGCGTTCAGGTTGACGAACTGGCCATTCAGGTAGGCCAGGATCAGCTGGGCCGGGTACGACTCCATCAGCGACGGGATGTAGTCAGGCGGAAGGTTCAGCTCATTGTCGAACGTGCTGGCCTGCACCAGGCCATACATCCCCTGCAGGGCTGGCTTCTCGCGCAGATGCTTCACGAACTGCTGGTAGACGAACTTGAACCCCTCTGGGGTCGTGGTCACGTCTACGCCGTTCTTCAGCCCAGGTACGCTGTAGCGCATCCGGGCGATGATCTTGCGCCAGGCGTGCTCAGCCTTGAGCTTGGGCAAAACGTCGAGTTCGTCTACCAGGCCGTGGCCGATCTTGAATCCAACGATGGTCTGCGGCTTCTCCATCGAGCGGCAGATGGTTGTGCTGCGGTACTGGCCGCCGCTGTAGAACTCGACTTCCTTGTCGCTCTCCTTCGTCTTGACCTTCAGGCCCCAGTCGAAGGCGACCTCTTCGATGGTCGGAAAGAAGATGTCGCGGATCTGCGGGTAAGTCGGGGCGAAGTAGCCGGAGTTGATCCTGGGCCATTCCCAAACGTGCTTGCAGATGCCGGCGCAGCCTACCCAGGTCTTGCCTGAGCCGAACCCAGCGACGAAGCCGCGGAACTTGTGCGGCATGTTGATGAACGTGGCCTGAGGGACGTTAAGCGTCGGCATCGCGCTTCCTCGCATCCATCACCGTGACCTGCACCGAAGTGGGTACCGCGTTATCGAGCGGGCTGTCCACCTTCGTCTGCCGATTCACGTATACGTCGCCGACCTCTTTGGCTGCCTGCTCAAGCAACTGGGCAGTCAGGGCCATGTTCTTCATGCTCTCGGCCTTCTCGGCCATGCGACCCAGCGCGCGGAGACGATACGCCGATGCCATGCTCGCCGCCCGGGTGAAGCTATGACCCAACTTGGATACTTGGAGGGGGACACCTGCGGCCGTGACGGCTGCGAGGGCGTCGTCGAGTCCCACAGGGTAGTGAATTGCAGCTGCCATATCTCTCCACCATGCGGCGCCTGCACCGCGCCGCGCGGCTACTGCGAAGCCTGCGGATGGGAGGAGTCGGAAGACCCAACGCCGCCGCTCGAATCCTACAAGGGCAAGCCATGGCAGCCACCCGAGCCGCGCCCACTTGACCCAAGCAAGGTCGATTGGCGCTTTGTGCCTCACACCCACTTCTCGATGATCAAGGACGGGGTATACCCGCCGCACATGAGCCGCGAAGAGGTTGAGCGCGAGGTTCGCGGGACCTTCGGGGGCCGCTTCGAGCAATTCGGCAATGGCCGCTTCAAGTACATCGCATACACCGACTGAATCCACCACCTGGAGGCGACCATGGGCGCACTTCGAGCATCACAGTTTGAGTACGACAACCGGATGCCGCCGGCGGTGAGCGAAAGCGAAGCTGACGGCGCCGAAGAACGCTGGATCGACGACGGCATCGCTGAGCTGATGGCGCGCCGCGATTTCGTGTTCCAGCGCCGCCTGCGGCCGCAGATGGGCGTCACCTTCGAGCGCTTCGCCCAGGCAGTCGACGAGTTCGTCATGGGGCAGCTTGGCCTGTCGGGGATCAGCAACTCAGTGCTGGGTCGCCTGGTCCTGGCAGCGCGCTGTAAGGTCACCAGCGATGCCGCGGCAGCGGCCGACGAGATCCTGAGCGTTGCCAATCCCGAGTCAGCGCTGGAAGAGATCGCCCGCCAGCTCCTAACCCCCTTCGCCAAAGAGGGAGTGCTGGCCCAGGCCGAGGAGGCGCAATGACTCCTCACAGCGTGGCGGTCAGCGCCATCGAGGCAGCAATCGAGACGATGCTTCTGCCGGGCTCTGGGCCGGTTGAGGAAGCGAAGGCCGAAACCCTGGCGGTGGCCTATTTCTCTCTCCTAGCCATCGATTCCAACGAGTTCAAACACTACTGCGAGCGCATCCGGCGTATTGCCGTACGGCGCAAGGAGGCTGCATGACTACGCCAATCGTTAAATCGCTCATCGACGAGCAGATCGAAGAAGCGAAAGCCGCTCAAGTGCGCGGCACCGTCCAGTTCCCGATCGGTATGCGTGTTGCCGACCTGCCCTACCCGATCAAGGCTGATTGGCTGAAGCGTCGGCCAATCAGCACCAGGCCGCGGCCATGACCAGCTAATAGCGCGCCGCCTAGTCATCTGGCGCGGAATCCACATGCAAAAAGCCCGGCGCAGGACCAGGCTTTTTCATCTAGATCCATCTACAGCTGAACGTTATTCCAATGGGCGCTTGTGATAACTATAACGCTCAGCATGGGATACCCTCGATGGGTCCGGCGGCCCCTGCTTCTGCCCTCTTCGAAAGGGAGGGCTGTCGAAATTGTCGTCACGGTCCGCTTGGCGAATGCTTTCGTTGTGATCGACTGGCTTCTGTAGCGGTCCCTCATTACCGGCTGGCTGACTGACCTGTCTGTCACTATCTACGCCATACCTATCTCTGGACATACACACCTCTCATTGCTCAGAAGTCCTGAGCTACTTGAGTATGCGCCTCAAACTGTTCCAGAATATTTAAACCGGACAACCGGGACAAGGCTTCGAATGAGTTTGCGTCGCAAGATCGCATGCTCAATCCAACTCAATCACACGCCTGTCGCCTGGCTTTTCAACTTTCATAAAGAGGGTGAAATTGCCAGTAAGGCTATGGCGTAGCTCACAGGGCATAGCGAAGGAAAAGTGGATGAGCCACGAACCATCTTTCAATGTATCACCCCGGTAAAGAGCTACATCCGCCTCGCCGACTCCAATCCGTCCCGCAATATCTAAATCACTTGGCGCATCAAACATACTTGTGCCCGCGCGTTCGCTGTGGAGCAACCAAGCGGTTCATTTGGAAGCGCTATCGTTTATGGATCGGCTTGGCCGTGTGAGGGCTCGTCCAAATAACTTTTGGCTTGCTCGCTGACACTCCGCTGACTCCAGAAGGAACGCTTTCAATCTGGCCTCCCTGGTTGATGAACAGTTTGGTCTGTTCATTCAAGCGCTCATGGGCACGCTGCGTCTCGGGGGATATGGGCATAAAAGCTACCTAATCATAGTGAAGAGCCGCGGAAAACGGCTACTCAGTCACTATACAGGGAATTGGCAGCACTCATCACAATTCGAACGAGATGCTGAAAATTGGCAGCATAATAAACACAAAATTCTGCACGTTTCGTATGGAAATCCGTGAGCCGAGCCATCCGCCGCGGCTATAACGCTGCATTTTCAGGAAATTACTCGCTACTTCCCTTCGCGCCTCGATGAGGCAACACAATCCGGCAAGAACGCACACCCACCGACAGCCAGGGAGCCTGGCCTACAGACTGGGCGTGACCGGGCATCTCCCCTATTTCTACTGACGGCGCCGGCCTGGCGCGAGGTTTTCCAATGTCCGCAGAACAGAAACTGATCGCTATCGAAGAGATCAGCGAGGCGAACGCCCCGGCCATCTACGTGGCCGGCGGCCTGCAGCAATTTATTGACCTGGTGAAGGGTGAGATCGAAGGCGAAGTCCCTGATCTGACCACCCGCAAGGGGCGCGAGCGGATCGCCAGCCTTGCCGCCAAGGTCAGCAAGTCGAAGACCGCCGTCGAGAAGCCGGGCCGCGACTACCTGCGCCGGCTCAAGGAAATGCCAAAGGTGGTCGAGTCCGAGCTGCGCGAGTTCGTGACCAAGATGGATGCGCTGCGGGACGAGACGCGGCGGCCACTTACCGAGTGGGAAGCCGCCGAAGATGCCCGCATTGATCGCCACAACGACCGCCTGAACTGGCTGAAGACACTGGTCGACGATCTGGGCGAACTGAGCTCGCTGCACATCAAAGGCCTGATCGCTGAGGCTGAAGGCATGCAGCTCGGCGCCCACTGGGAAGAATTCGAGGCAGAGGCAGCCAACAGCAAGGACAAGGTTCTCACCACCTTGCGGGCAGGGTTACAGAAGCGCGAGCAGTTCGAAGCTGAGCAAGCCGAGCTGGCCCGCCTGCGCCGCGAAGCAGAAGAGCGCGCCGAGCAAGACCGCATCCGGGCAGCACAGGAGGCCGCTGTCGAGCTGGAGCGCCAGCGCGTGGCCCAGGAGCAGCAGGCAGCGCGCGAAGCCGCAGCCCGCCGCGAGCAGGAGCTGCTTGACCAGGCTGCCGCACAAGAGCGTGAAGCCGAGAACCAGCGCCTGCAACTCAAGCTGCAGGCCGAGCAAGCCGAGCGCGCTCGAGTTCAGGCCGAGGCCGACCGCGTTGCGGCAGAGCAGCGGATGGACCAGGAGCGCCAAGACGCCGCTCGACGGCAAGAGGAGGCAGCCGAGCAGGCGCGCCAGGAAGAACGCCGCCGCGCCGATGCAGCAGCAGCCGAAATCCTCCGGCAGCAAGAGGCCCGCGAGCGCGACAAGGCGCACCGGGCCAGCATCAACCGCGCCGCATTGGAGGCCTTCGTTGCCGGCGGCATGCCCGAATCCTGCGCAAAGCAGGCGGTCACCCTGATCGCTCTCCGCAAGATCCCCAACATCGCTATCACCTACTGAGGCACAGACCATGACCAGCGCAATCATTGTGCCGGAACAGCGCCGCCAGGCAGTGGCTGCGCCCGGCCCCGTCGACAACAGCATCATGGCGGTGATCAGCCGAGCAGCTGCAGATCCGTCCTGTGACATCGAGAAGATGGAGCGCCTTCTGGCCATGCATGAGCGCATGCAGGCCAAGACTGCCGAGGCAGCATTCAACGCCGGCATGGCCCAGATGCAGTGCGAGATCCCGACCGTGTTCGAAGCCGCGGTGAACCTGCACACGGGCAACGCCTACGCAACGCTGGACGACATCACCCGCATCATCAAGCCGATCATGCAGCGGCATGGCTTCGCAATCACCTTCAAGGTAGAGAACCTGGAAAAGGCAATCAGCGTCACCGGGATATTGATGCACCGCGATGGGCACCGGGAACAGACCACCATGAGCCTGCCGGCCGATATCGGCAAAGGTCGGAACGAGGTCCAGGCGGTTGGCTCCTCCACCACCTACGGCAAGCGATACGTCATGTGCGCCTTGCTGAACATCACTACCAGCGACGTTCGCGACGACGACGCGCAATCGTCGGATGGCTCCGATACGGCAGAAATGCGAGCCCAGGCGCTGAACGACATCCTTGACCAGGTCGAAGCAGCCTCAACCCCCGACGAGCTCAAGGATGTTTGGCAGGCATCCGTAAAGGTCATGCAGGCCAGTGGTGACAAGGCCGGGTACGACACGGTGAAGATCGCCGTGACTAAGCGGAAAACTGCAATGGAGACTCCCCAATGATCATCGTCAATTGCGCCCAGGGCTCCGCAGAGTGGCACGCAGCGCGTGCAGGCGTCATTACCGCCAGTATGTTTGGCGACGCCAGGGCCCGGCTGAAATCTGGTCCGAACAAAGGCGAGCCCACCGCCAAAGCTCTCGACTACGCATTCAGGCTGGCAGTCGAGCGGATCAGCGGAAAACCGCTGGATAACGGGTTCGAGACCTGGCAAATGAGGCGAGGCCACGAACTCGAACCCGAAGCCCGCATGGAGCATGAAATTCAAACGGGCTTGATCGTCACTCAAGTCGGCCTGGTCAAGACTGACGACGGCGCGTTTGGCGCCAGCGCAGACGGTTTCATCGGCGAGGATGGCGGCAGCGAGTACAAGTGCTTTCTAGCACCCGAGAAGCTGCGGTCCTTCCACATCGACAACGATGCCAGCGAGATCATGGACCAAGTCCAAGGCTGTATGTGGATCACGGGCAGGAAGTGGTGGCACATCGGCCTCTATTGCCCGGATCTGCGCCCCGTCGGCCGCCAGCTCTGGTGGCAGGAATTCAAACGTGACGACAACTACATCGAGAAGCTGGAGGAAGACCTCTGGCAGTTCAAGCTGCTCGTTGACGAATACGAGGTCAAGCTGAGGAGCAAAGCCGCATGAGAGGCATCAACAAAGTCATCCTGGTAGGCACCTGCGGCCGGGACCCGGAAATCCGGTACCTGCCAAACGGTACTGCGGTCGCCAATGTCAGCTTGGCCACCAGCGAATCGTGGAACGACAGACAGAGTGGCCAGAAGGTCGAGAAGACCGAATGGCACCGCGTCGTGCTGTTCGGCAAGGTCGCGGAAATCGCCGGTGAGTACCTGCGCAAAGGCTCCCAGTGCTACATCGAAGGCAAGCTGAAGACCCGCGAATGGGAACAGGACGGGATAAAGCGGTACGCCACAGAGGTAAACGTCGACATCAACGGAACCCTTCAGCTTCTGGGCGGAAGGCCCGACAACCAGGGTGGCGGCCAGCAGTATCAACAGCGCCAACCCCAGCAGCAAAGGCAACAGCAGCCCCGCCAGCAGCAGCGCCAGGCGCCACAGCAGAACCAGCAGGCCGCGCCGCCGGACTACGACAGCTTCGACGACGATATCCCGTTCGCCCCGCTCCACCACCTGGCGGGCGCATGATCGCCACCCTGTCTCAGCCTGTGCCAGCCGTGAAGTACGCGGCGGCCATGGCCAGATCCACTGGTCAGCCTTGGGGCGTATACCGAGGAAACAAGCGTCTACTGGTGGTCATGCCGTCAGGCTCGACGAAGAAAACGCCCATTGAGGTGTGCCACCCATGAGACGCATCCAGAAACTCACGCAGCAGCGTCGCCGCCAGCTGCACATACACATCCCGCCCAGCGGATTGAAGGAGGTGCCGTATGGCGATGGACCAGGCAGAGCGCGACCGGCGCCGGCGCGAGAAGTCAGCAAAGTACCAGGAAGAAGACCTGCGCTTGAAGGTTCGACCAGGGACTAAACAGGCCCTGCTGGAACTGATGGAGTGGGCCGGCATTGAGGAACAGGGCGAGGCGATGACGCTGATGATTCATCACCTTCATGGGCTTGGCCCGGGCGGCGCGTTGCCGCTTCTGGAGCCTCCGCGCCACGAAATCAAGGTGTCGCCGTCTGTGGCGCGGAAGCTGGAGAATTTCCGGGCGCGCGAGGCGCTGCGGATTTCTTTCGATGAGGCTTAGAACTGCTGCTTCAGATGCGCCAGATATTGACGAGCTGCGGTCTTTTCGTCGGTGCCTGGCGGGCCGTCTTCGCTCATGAGCGAGGCTTCGGCTTTATCAAATACCGCTTTGCTCGGGATGCTAGAACCGCTGGTTTTCAGCAGTCCAATCAGCAGATGTTCCAGGGCGTCCAATTGCGCTTGTTGCTGACTCATAAATCACTCCGTTGACCCGGCCCTATGCCGGTCACCCGTAATACCCCATCCCCAACCAAATTGCCACCATGCCGCATCCGGCCACGGAGGGCGGCGCATGCATGGAGAAAGCCATGAGCGATATCAACCCCGGCCCGAGCCTGGCAACCGGCCACCCGATGGGCGCCGACACCTGGCAGGACTTCGTCGCCCGCCTTCGTCACCACTGCAACGGCCAGGGCGTGAAGTGGCACCACACGGCCTGCGCGCTGTTCACCGTGCAGCAGAATCGCATCGATTACGGGTATGAGGCTGACTATGCCGAGGGCCTGGTGGTCTGCCTGGAAGACAACAGATGGTTCAGCCCTGAGGAATACTGGACAGATCTCGACGAGGACGAGCAGGAAGAGCTCAACAAGGTTGTCCAGGCCAGAAACGAATGTGATTTTCTGGAGCTCGATACCGATGATCAGTGGGACTTTCTGGGCGAACTCGACGACCACACAGTCACTGGCTGGAACAAGCGCTGGGAAGTCGTGAACAGTCACTTCACCAAGGAAGCGGCCGAGGCCTTCATTCGCCGCAAGCAGCACGACTACCCCGAGCTCCGGGTTTACGTAGAGTCGCAGTACTACGCCTGGGAGTTCGAAGCGATCAAGGCCGCCATCCTCGACGGCACGCTGGTCTACCAGCCAAAGCCTGCGGCTGAAGACGCCACCGCCTGACCCTCCGGCGCTGCCCGCCAGCGCCTTCCCCTCTCAAACGATGAACGCCTCCCCGGCGAGGGCGGCGCCTGCACGCCTGGAGCCTGCCATGACCTACACGCTGCACCTGGGCGACTGCCTGGACATCCTGAAAGCCATCCCTGACAACTCGATCGACAGCGTGGTTACTGACCCTCCATATGCCTTACCCGGTGGATTCATGGGTAAATCGTGGGACAACCATGACGGTCGAGAGGATGCCGGCTTCGGCTACTGGCTGGCCGGTTTCACCGACGGCGAGGGGTGCTTCCGGGTGCAGCGCCATGAGCGCGGTACTCACACCTGCGCATTCCAGATCAAGCTGCGGGACGACGACCGAGCTGTTCTTGAGCGGATCCGGCGCTTCGTTGGAGCGGGCACAATCGCTGCGACTGATGACTCTACTCCCAGCAAGCCACAGGCTCGGTATGTCGTCCAAAACAAGGATGGATGCGCTCGGCTTGTTGCGATATTCCGAAAGTACCCGCTGACCGCAAAGAAAGCGCTCGACTTCGAAGTGTGGGCAGAGGCGGTTGAAGAGTGGCTGGGTCGCGCTCGCGGAAGTCGCTGGCATGGTGCCACTGACCAAACGCGAGCCGCTGCGCTAAAGGCGCGCCTTGAGAATGTTCGCAAGTACACCGATGTTCCGTGGTCTGGGCACAAATTCCAAGACTGGGTGCGGCAATGGTCGTTGGAATGCCTGCGGATCTTGAAGCCGGGCGGCCACATGCTGGCGTTCGGCGCCACTCGGCAATACCACCGACTGGCTTGCGGGATTGAGGATGCGGGCTTCGAAGTGCGCGACACGCTGGGCTGGGTATTTGGTTCGGGGCTTCCCAAAAGCCACAACCTCACCGGCGACTGGCAAGGCTGGGGGACTGCGCTAAAACCCGCTTGGGAATCCATAGTTCTGGCGCGCAAGCCGCTGGCCGGTACCGTCGCAGCAAACGTACTGGCCCATAGCACCGGCGCGCTGAATATCGACGGTTGTCGTGTTGGCTGGCCGGATGGAAAAGCACCAGAGATCGGCACGCCAGGCTGGGGCGGACCGGGCAAGAAGCTGACGGTCGTACCAGGGCAGGATGGCAAGACCGTTGAGCGGAGCGTACCAAGCTCGCTTGGCCGCTGGCCTGCCAACCTGATTCATGATGGTAGTCCAGAGGTCGTTGCATTGTTCCCGACCGAAGCGGGCGCAAGCGCTCCGGTGAAGGGCACAGAACCCACGGCCAACGGGTTCAGCGGCGCTGTCGCGTACAGCGGCATGATGGGTCGCGTGCAGGGTGCCTTCCACGCCGACACCGGCAGCGCCGCCCGGTTCTTCTACTGCACCAAGACCAGTCGAAAGGACCGCAATGAGGGCTTGGACCATGGCGACCAGAAGGCCGTCAGAACCAACGCCACCATGCGAGAACGTGAGCAGGCCGACTGGTCCAAGAGAAATGGCAATCATCACCCCACCGTGAAACCCACTGATCTCATGGCCTACTTGCTGCGCCTGGTAACCCCGCCAGGCGGTACCGCACTTGACCCGTTCATGGGCAGCGGTAGCACTGGAAAGGCCGCCATGCGTGAAGGATTCCAGTTCATCGGCTGCGAACTCGATCCGGAGTACCTGGCGATTGCCAAAGCACGCATCGAGCATGAGCAGGCGAAGGTTGCCGCCGCCCGCGAGAGCGCTACCGAATCGCAGCTTAGCCTGTTTGGCAACTAACCCCATCTAACCTTCTCTTTTGCGCCACCCCGGCGAGGATCACCCATGCCCATAACCTACGGAAGCGTCTGAAGCGGCATTGAAGCTGCGGCCGAAGCCTGGCATCCGCTGGGCTAACGTCCGCCGAGCCGCAATCCACCATCCTTTGGTCGGCGATCGCATCGAGGTTATGCGCTACGGACAGTACATTCCTCGCTACGGCTTACCTTTATAGACTTTTGAGCGGTGGTGGCTCAGATACTGGCGCTGTTCCGGTGTGAAGTCGCCGACATTTATGCCTGACGCCAGCCCCCATGCCGACACAACCTCCTGAGCGGTATCGGCAACCTTCACCTCCCCATTGTCCTGGAAAGTTATCCAGCCTCGGTCAAAAAGCTTGTCCACATGAGGGGCCAACATGAACCCATTGCTCCCATCTAATCGCTCAGCGTTCGAACAATCCTTCCACGGTTTGATGTGGCTAGCGATAAGGAAACGTGTATCGGTAACACCTGTAATACGGCAAGATTTTTCACGTTCCAATACTTGCAGGCGGAATGTTCCCTGACCGATGCGCGAGCGAACCAACTGCTCGCGCTCTGTAGCGGCCAATTCTTGGTTGAGCTCGATCTCGCGCTCGACTTCATCTGCTCTTACCTGATCTTCAATCTCATGGACTCGCTCACTTATCGCGCTCCCAGTAGCGTTGGATAGGCTGAGGACAAACGAGCCAAGCTCAGGCGAAATTCGAGCGAGATAACATCCCTGGTTGCCGTTTCCGTTGACCTGCAGCGGGGAGTTTTTAGCCGGTAATAGCCTAGCAATGGTCGTGATGTGGTCCTTTGGTGAAACAGCCTGCTCCAGCTCAGTCCACTCGACAGGAACCAACCATCCAGCATCCGACCAGTTATGACCTGCTTGGCCGAAAGCGCTGGGCTTTGGTTGGTCGGTATAGGCAGAAGTCGCCACGCCGATAGCTCGAATCTGCCCTCCAGCGTAAGAAATGACAATGTCACCCGCTTTAACCAGTGTCAGGTTGATGTAGGTCTGGTTTCGAGCACCATTTTGATTTTTTGTGGGCGACCAGATGTAACCGCCTTCCAGTTCGGCTTGGTATGTCTGCTTGTGGTTGACCCACCAGAAGCGCGAAGTTTCTTGCTCGCGCGAATGACGCTCGAAAACTACAACCTCTCTAGTCAGGTCAAGGGACTTACGTTCCCAACCAGCCTCGATCCAGAGATGCGCCCAGGTGTGCGAGTCATCAGTCCTTGAGTTTGCCCACCAAGCGTTGTGATTTCGCGCGACTGGTGGTAGCCCGCCCACTAGCTCATCAATTTGCGCGAAGGTCAGCACAACAGAGTTAACAGTCTGGGACCGAAGAAAATCGGCCAGGGGCGTGTACTTACTCACCGGTCACCTCTGAGCGCAAAAGCAGAAAGCATATTGCCATCAAGCACTAGCAGCAATCCTTCCATTCGCACAAATCCGCCAATCCATCCACTGCCACGACATGGCGCGAGCTATCCCCGTTCCCACGGAGGTCATCGCCGAGCAAGAGCACATCTGTACTCCACTCAGCTGTAACCCCTCTCCCCTCTATTCACTGCCGCGATATGGCGGCCTGTTGGGGCTGGCTCAGTTTCAGCGCCTGCTCCAGCCCCAGGGTGACGACAGCTCTACCCAGCAGAAGCTTTGGGTGTGACGGCAGGCAAGCCTTCAGTAGCTATCCGGCGCGCCCGGCCTACGCCCCAGGCCATCGCACGAGTCATCGATTCGCCAGGACGGGAATCGAACGCCTCCTCGTGCAAGGCCGTGCCTTCAGATGTATAAACACCGATGAACATCTGTGTTTGACCCGTAGCTGAAAGCCTCACCTGGACATCAATGTGCGTGCCGTCGTCGAGAGTTTCGTCATGGGAACGGTGGTGGAGCGCTGGGTCTGCCCACTCCCAAAACACATTTCCTCGAACTCGCATTTGACCCTCCAATATTTATTTTTCATCCATTAGAGGGTCAAAATAAATCGCGCACAAAAAACTACAAGTGACGTAGATCAGAAAGTCTAGCGAAGCGACAGTCGGTGTTAAAGTTATACATCTTTAATCTTTTTGTATAAGTTTTATAGCAATCAAGAAGAGCGGTCCCGTTCTTTCGCTTCGGCTGTAAGAGAATCAGCAAATTCAATCCAAGCGCTGAACGCAGCGCGATGCGCGTCGCACGCAGCTTCCCATTCTGGCCCGCCCAAGCGGCCGTAAGCCACCTGGTTCATGATGGTTGATGTGAGCGAATCAAGCTCCCGCAGCAATTTGTAAGCGCGATATCTTTTTTCTATATCCGGCATGGTCTTTTCATCCTACTTGCACAGCAAGGTGTGGGCCTTTCCAAGGCCACTGCCCGATGGACCTCCCCTGGTCTCAGTTATTTCCATCAATCTTAAACCGTCCGCCGAATTGCGGCGAGGAGGAGCTATGCCCGATTCAACGCTGTTGCCCGTCCTTGAGGATCGCTGCTCATGACCCGCCTCGCCCTCTGCCTCCTGCTGCTGGCCACCGGCGCCAGCGCAACCGAGAACGTCATCGACGTGCAGCACGACAGCCAGCGCGGCGTCACCTGCTACCTGCTCAATGGGGTCGGCATCAGCTGCATCCCCGACAGCCAGCTGCAGGCCGGCAACGAGCGCCAGCTCTCCCCGCACGAAACCCAACCCGAACCTACACCCGCACTGGCGCCTGGGCGCTGGATTGATGAGAGGTATCAGCTGTGACGGAAGCGAACAAGATGCGCCAGCACCTGCTGGTAGACGAATGCGCACTGCTGGATCTTGCAAGCAGCGCGTGCCAAGAAGCCATTTCGTTCGGCGTGAACGAAAACGTTTTCGAGAGACTGGCTCGATCAGTCGAACTCAAGTGCCAGGACGGTATGCCAGCGGCAGCCCGCGACGTGGTATCGGAGCGCCAGCGCCAGGTGAGCGACGAAGGCTACCAGCCATCGCGCGACGATGTTTATCGCAATAAGGAGCTCGCTCATGCTGCGGCCTGTTATGCGCTAATTCCGCCTGCTGAAGAGGGCCGAACTCCGAACTGCCCGCCGCTGTGGCCTTGGCCAACCGCGTCTTGGAAGCCTCGTGGAAGACGGGAGAACCTAGTTCGTGCAGGAGCTTTGATTTTGGCCGAGATCGAACGGATTGACCGCAGCCTGAAGGATGCGAAGCCATGATCCTGCCCCCGATGTACATGGCCTACCTGGTATGGAAGGCGCCGCGATGAACGCTCACCAGGTCACGCATCGCCAGGAGGCCCCATGGGCTACATCAACCCGCTGCTGAAGCTGCCGGCAGGGCAGGCCCTACTGGAACTGCCACCTGAGGACAGAGCACGCATCGAGGCAGTGATGCGCGAATTGCGCGCCCAGGCCGACGCCGAGGCCGAAAACTCCTGGCTCCGCCGCAAAGGTCCGATGGCCGCCTACTGGCGAGCCGTCTCCACCTATGCCCGCCATCTGGCGCACGCCCTTTCTCGCAACGCACAGCCGTAACCCCTCCCCCTACAACTCAAGCCCGCCGGCATGCGCGGGCATGGAGAGACTCATGCTCAATTTCTTGGCCCGCCTGTTCAAGCGCAAGAAGAAACCGGCACAACGCGCCGCGCTCGGCCCGGCCGGGTATGCCCGCGGCCACAGCCCGGCATCCGGCCGGCAAGACCCGATTCTCTACCCGCTCAACCCTATGAGCCCGGTCAGCCCCATGTATCCCACCTACCTGGCGGACAGCTACGAGCCGACACGCTCGAGCAGGTCCTGCTCTAACCGGGACTACGGCAGCTACGACAGCGGCAGCAGCTACTCGTCGAGCGATAGCAGCAGCTCCAGCGATAGCGGGTCCAGCTCCAGCAGCTGCGATTGACCACCAACCTACCGCCGCCGCCGGCGTGGAGACAATCCATGAACCTGATCGACTGCTACGTCACGAAGATCCTCGGCGAGCCGTACCGCAAGTTCGGCCACTGGTGGGTATCGGCCGAGTACGAATCGGAAGGCCGCGCAGGCACAACCCAGCTCATGTTCCGCACCGAGGAAGCCGCCCGCGCGGCGAAGGTCGGGCACCACTTCACGGCCTGACCCTGCTATATAAAGGAGACACCATGCGACACGCAGAAAACATCGATCGCTTCCTGCGCCTCGACGAGGTGCTGCACGTGACGGGGATCGGCCGGAACACCGTCTATCGCAGAATCCGTGAAGGCACCTTTCCAAAACAGGTTAAGATAGGACCCAATTCGGTAGCCTGGCGCCAGTCGGACATCACCCAGTGGATGACCTCTTTCGACCCCAGCGACGACCAATCAGTACATTGAGCAGTACACTGAAAGGCCAGATTCTGCTCAAGCCCTTACCCCGCAAGCTATACAGGTCCACCAGTGGAAATTTTCAAAGAGTTCACATTCGAATCGGCCCACCGCCTGCCCCACGTCCCAGCGGGCCACAAATGCGGTCGCCTGCACGGGCATTCGTTCAAGGTCGGCCTGCACCTGACCGGCCCGCTCGATCCGCACACCGGCTGGATCCGCGACTTCTCCGAGATCAAGGCCATCTTCAAGCCGATCTATGAGCAGCTGGACCACAACTACCTAAATGACATCCCAGGCCTGGAAAACCCCACCAGCGAAGTGATCGCCAAATGGATCTGGGATCAGGTCAAGCCGCTGCTGCCCGAGCTGTCGAAGGTGCGCATTCACGAAACCTGCACCAGTGGCTGCGAGTACAGCGGCGATTGA